ACAATGAACGTCAATGCTTTAAGAGAATTAGCAGAAGGTTCTGGACTAATTACGCAAGGAGAGAAAAGAAATAAAAAGGATTTAATTAAACTGTTAGAGGATTCTAAATAATACATTTTTCTCTCATATAATATATAAATGAGTTGGGGAACTTGCTATCAAGGATCAAACAACATTCACTTTGACTTTCCTCCTATTATGATGGATGGAAGAAATTTTGCAAAATGGCAACCTGGAGCGGTTATTAATGAAAAAATCAGAGAAGATAATAATATAACATCCAATTGGAAATATAGACAATATTTAACAGAAAATGCCGATACTGTTATTCAAGCGAATCAAATAGAAGCGTGTGATAATTGTTGTTATTGTCCTACTTCACAAACAAGCGAATCTACACCAGATTCACCCTTTTTATATAAATCGTGTGTAGATAAGTCACAACCATTTGGATACGAAACAAGCGATTTAAAAAACCTGTACTTATCTTCTTATGAACTTCAATGTAGAATGGTTGCACCTGTAATTACACAAGACCAAATATTGAAACAAAAAATTCATAATCCTAATTAATTTAATAATTTAATATATTTTGTAATATAAAATTATTTATCAGTTTAAAAAGTATTCAAATGTTATACCAGATGAACGTATTAAGTATTGATGTTGGAATTAAAAACTTGGCATTATGTGTATTTAACGTTGAAAGTAAAGACAATTATAAATTATTAGATTGGACTGTCGCCAATTTATGTAAAGAAATACATATAAAATGTAAATGTGGAAAAAATGCTAATTATAAATTTGAAGATAAATTCTCGTGTAAGAAACATATAAAAGAAACCAATATACCAATAATTCCAACAGAATTGGAATTAAATAAACTAAAAAAGATGAAAATAGTAGAAATAAGAGAATTATTACAAAGTAAAAACATAGAATTTGATAAAAAACAAAGTAAAATATTATTATTTGACTATTTGCAAAACTATTTAGAAAAAAAATATTTTATACCATTTTCAAATAAGGTAAATACGAATGATTTAACTTTAATAGAAATTGGAATTAATTTGAAAGAAAAATTGGACGAATTATATAGTGATATTAAAATAGATACAGTCATTATTGAAAATCAAATAAGTCCAATTGCAAACAGAATGACAACCTTACAAGGAATGATTGCCCAATATTTTATTATGAAGAATGTAAATGATATACATTTTATTTCAGCGGCAAATAAATTGAAAGATTATATATCTACCAAGACAACATACGCCGAGAGAAAATCAAAAGGAATAGAAATATGTGAAGAATTGTTAATAAATAACGAACATTTTTCCAGTAATTTAGAGATGTTTAATAACCATAAGAAAAAGGATGACTTAGCCGATTGCTTTTTACAAGGAATATGGTTCTTGAAAGACAAGATAATATATAATTAATGTGTTTGATTTAAAATTATCTTGTCTAATTAATTAATAATGAATAGTCCAGAAATTATTGATATTAGTTCTTTAGATACAGGAAAAACTATAAACATTAATAACAGTGTCAATGATAGTGGTAGTAAATCAGCAAATTTTGGAATGGGAATTGAACTATTAATGAATGACAAAAAGAAAAGTTCGATGGGTAGTGCTGGATTATCCTCGGATATTGACATTAATGATTTAAATAATTTAGAAGACGAATTAAACGATCTAACTGTTGGTTCAGGGAAAAGTATGAAAGATGCTAGAAGTGATATGTTTTCTGGTTCTTTCAAAATAAATGAAGATGATCATATGGATGATGATATTTTAAATATACCTTCATCAGAACCCATTAATTTAGGTACATCAACCAAAAATCAAAGTGAAGAAGAAAAAAAGACTTGGGACGGTTATGGAAAATTCAATAATGTCCCGATCAATCCAGACATCCATAAGGTTTCGAGTGAACCCCAATTGAACAAAGAAGAATCGCTTAAAGAAAAGTTTAGATATTTACAAAAATTAGAGGAGCTTGAAAAAAAGGGAATAAAACTTACAAAGAGATACGATATGGAGTCTAATTTAATGGAAATGAGAGGAGAATATGAAACCATTGTAGCTGAAAAGGAAAAGAAAAACTCTGTAAAATTCCAAGGAAAAATGTTAATGGCTGCTATTACTGGTTTGGAATTTTTAAATACCAGATTTGATCCATTTGATGTTAAATTAGATGGTTGGTCTGAACAACTCAATGAAAATATTGACGACTATGATGAAATTTTTGCAGAGCTACATCAAAAATATCAATCAAAAGCATCGATGGCACCTGAACTTAAATTATTATTCCAACTTGGTGGTAGTGCTATGATGGTTCATATGACAAACTCAATGTTTAAATCTGCAATGCCTGGTATGGATGATATTATGCGACAAAATCCCGATTTAATGCAACAATTTACCAGTGCTGCTGCCAATACCATGGGACAAAATAGTCCTGGACTCGGTGGGTTTATGAATATGATGAATGGTGGATCTCAACAACCACAACAACCACAACAACAACAACAACAACAACGACAAATGCCCAGAGAACAACCACAATTTAATCAACAAACTAGAGGAGCACCTCCTGCTCCAGTAGCAACACAAGGACCCAATTCAACACCACCACCGATTAGAGCTGGATATGTTCCATTATCTAATCGACCCGATATAAACGCTAGTCGTAATATTCCCGTATCTGAACAATCCAGACGACCTGAAATGAAAGGTCCATCCGATATTTCGAATTTACTATCCGGTCTTAAGGTAAATAAAACAGCTGTTAATATTCAAAACGATAATGACGATAAAGGAAGCACCATTAGTATTAGTGAATTAAAGGAAATGCAAAACGATAATATTCCACTAAGAACTAAACGCAGAAAGTCGGAGAAAAATTCTATATCATTAGACATTTAAATAATCATTAATAATAAATAAATAAATATTATTTAGTATTAATAAAATTTACCAATGGTCTATAATTCTATTTGTTTTATGTATGTATATTATATTAATGAACCCGATTATTATACCTCTATTTATTGCATTAGTAATTATATTACATCATTATAAAAAACATTCTTCTAATCCAAACTTTACTCTACTAGAAAAGTTTGTACAATTTGATGATATTAACAATCATGAGACATGGGTATTATTTTTCATTGGAATATCTGTAGGAATGTTAATAATGAAATATTTGTTATACACCAAATACAATACAAAACAATATTCAAAGGCGTAATCTCCGAAAAAATTGAAGTTAAATGGTATAAATATCAACAATACAATTATAATTACAATGTCTGAAACTGGAATAAATATTGCGAAAAAAATGTCCGATACATTGGATAAGACGAAAGAGAAGGCTGTCAAATCGAAGGAGAAGGAAGAGAAGGCAGTCGTCAAAGCGAAGGAGAAGGAAGAGAAGGCAGTCGTCAAAGCGAAGGAGAAGGAAGAGAAGGCAGCCGTCAAAGCGAAGGAGAAGGCGAATAAATTAACTAATAATCAATTAGCTGTTAATAAATTATTCAACCCAACCGAAGATGGTATTTCTGAATGGGTAGAAGTAGTTGATATTGAAAAATCGTCGTTAAATTGGTCATCTAATGGTAATCAAAGACACGGGATTTACTTCTCAGACAAGCGATTTATATGGGAACAAGAGCCAAAGAATGGTAGTAAAATTAAAAAACTCAGGACAACTGGTTTGAGTGACGGTTATTTGTACGGAGCAAGTAGACCTATTCGACAAGATATACATAAGTTTTATAAAGAAAACGGTAGATGTATTGTATGTGGCAGTAATTCGGATTTAGTAACGGATCATAAAAACGATTTGTATAACGATCCAAGAGTATTAGATAGTAAAACCCAAACAAAAGACGATTTTCAATGTTTATGTAATCATTGTAATTTACAAAAAAGCGCAGTAGAACAAAAGACAAGAGCCAGTGGAAAAAGATATGGCGCTACAAATATTCCCATGCTTACCGGATACGGAATTGATTTTATCAGTGGAGATGAAACATATGACAAAAATGACATAAATGCTATGGTAGGAACCTTTTGGTATGATCCCGTAGAATTTATGGAAAAAATAAAAATAAAAATGTAAAATAAAAATATATAATTATCTTGTTCACCTCTTTCTACTTCAATAACTCCATAACCTTATCATAATATTCTGTTGAAATTTCGCAACCCAAAAACTGTCTATTTGTATTTTTTGCTGCAATTGCTGTAGTTCCCGCTCCCAAGAATGTATCCATAACTACATCGTTTTCGTTGGAATGTTTTGAGATCAAAGCTTCAAATAATTTCAAACTTTTTTGTGTCGGATGAAACCGATTTTTACCACCTTGAAGTGGAAAATGATAAATGCCATTATCATATTTACTATTGAATGTAGGTTTGCCACCTTTTACAGCAAGTAGTGCTATTTCTCGACAATTTGTTAGATAATTGACATTTGAATTTAATGGTTGAGGATTCGTTTTGATCCATTCGATAAATCGAATCTGTTTAAATTTATACTTTTCAAATAGCTCTTTTAACTGTGAAATTTTCCATATGTCAAAGAACATAATTAGAGTTCCACCTGGACGAAGTTTTTTATAGTATTCCGATACAAATTTCTCTAACATATCCATAGTAAATTTACTATCCCATTCTCCATAATCAGTCTTGACGCAATATTTTTTCCCGTAAATACTTCCATATTTCATATAATTAACTTTATTTGAGTCATCGTCTATTTGGTTGTTCGCCTTATAAGTATTCCATTCATCTTCTGTTTTAACAAAACCAACCTTATTTTCTTCATTATTTTTTACAGTATTATAATGTGTATTCATTCCTGAATCTCTCGAAATAATATATGGTGGATCTGTTAATATTAAATCAACTGTTTTATCTGTAATAGTTGATAAATATTGCAATCCATCTGTATTTTTAACATCTATACTATCACTTGAAATAATTTTATTTTCATCTTTAGTAGGTGTGTTCATTATGATTATATATTAGTATTAATGATAATATTTAAATTCAATTTTTATTTAATAGATGTATTCTATTACATAAAAAATATCCAATAACAACTATATTTAAGTTTTTTTTGTACCTCCGTCATATATATATCCGTGACCTTCATCAATCATTATTTGATTGATATGTTCGTTTGTACGATATATATATAAATCACCTAATAAACGTCCATATTTATCAAACTGTAAACAGTCTATACGAACACATTTTTTGGTTAATTCTTGTAACCGCTGTTTTGCTAATTTAGCATTTACAATTATATCTGCTCTATTTTCAATATTTAGTCGAGGTTTCATTTCTGGAGAATCATATCCATTACATCGACATTTGAATTTACGCATTTTACCATCCCATTCAAACATAACAGTGCATGTATCGCCATCATATACATCTATTACTCGACACATTGTACTATATCCATTTAAAGTAAATACTGGAATTGTAATATCTGTTTTATTTAGTTTATATCTTTTATAATAAGAAGCACACGAAAGCATTGCCATATTACCCATTACAGTATATTTATACTCTTCTATTTAAGTAAGTATGTATATCAATTATTACAAACTAACGATTATAAATAGAACTGATAATATTATCTGCAAAATAATATATTCCCATCAACGACATAATCGATCCTAATATATATTTAAACTCATCTGTAATATCATACATTGGATTTATTTCATTAACTAAATGTAAATAATCGAAATCAATCGTATTTAGATGAATTGGATTGTATTCCATTAAGGATTCTTCGACTGCTTCTTTTGAAATAATAGTATATTCGTTCATTTTATATGAATGGCACATAAGTAATATACATATCACATCTAATAAATAATAACTT